CCATTATATTAATCTTCGCTCTGCGAATGGCACTCAGAAAGAGCATATGGAAATTGCTGAAGCAGCAAAGAAGATCTTTATCTGTCAGTTTCCTAGTGTTTCCGAAGCACTTGGATGGTGTCCTGGAGAATGCGAATGTGAAGATGTACAACCTTGTATTAGGATCGATTAAAATGAACAATCAAGAAGTAATTAGTATCGCAAAAGAATGCGGACTAGTCTATAATAACAATCATGATATTTTAGAGTTCTATCAAAAGATTCGTAAAGAATTGAAGAGAGAATTTACTGAACTGTCAGAGGTTCATAACACTAAATAAGAGGAGGTGCATCTTGCCAACATATCCCGTTAAAAACACCAAGACTGGGGAAACACAAGAACTCTACATGTCTATGGCTGACTATGACCAGTGGCGGAAAGATAATCCTGACTGGGAAAAAGATTGGTCTGCTGGAATCGGTGGAGTTACATATGGTAAACCCAAACAATCTGATGGTTTTAAAGAGGCGATGTCTAGAGTACAGTCGCACCACCCAAGAGCAAACCTATCTCGTTTCACCTAGTATGCCAGTAAAAAAGAGGAACAATAATGCAGTAGTACCTGCAGGAATGAGTGCAAAGCAAATGAGAAGAAAGAAGCCCATTAACAATGAGCATCTTCTTAACATTGAACCATTAACAGACAGTCAAAAGTCTGTGTTTGATTGTTGGGCAGAAGACAAACATTTAGTTCTTCACGGTTGTGCTGGTACAGGTAAGACCTTTATCAGTCTCTATCTGGCTTTAAGAGAGGTATTGAATCCCAATACTCCTTACGATAAAATTTATATCGTTCGCTCTCTTGTTCCTACCAGAGAAATTGGTTTCCTTCCTGGAGACCATGAAGATAAATCAGCACTGTATCAGATTCCTTACAAGAACATGGTCAAGTTCATGTTCGAAATGCCAGATGATAATGCATTCGAAATGCTGTATAATAACCTGAGAACACAGGAAACTATTTCATTCTGGAGTACATCCTACATTCGTGGTGTTACTCTTGATAATTGCATCATCATCGTTGATGAATTTGCAAACCTCAACTTCCACGAACTTGATTCTATGATCACTCGTGTTGGCCAGGATGCTAAAATTGTTTTCTCTGGGGATGTTTCTCAGTCTGACCTGGTGAAGCAAAACGAAAAGAACGGTGTTCTTGACTTTATGAAAATTCTTGAGACGATGGAAGAGTTCTGTTGTATTGAGTTCGGTGTTGATGACATTGTTCGTTCTGGACTTGTACGCAACTACATTATTAGTAAATTGAATTTAGGTTTCTGATGTTTAATTTTGTTGATCTTCCTGTAACACTTTCCGATATTGAGTCTATTGATAGAGACGGACAACGATTCTATCCTGTACCAAACGGAAAGTTTTATCCTTCTATCACCACTGTCACCTCATTTAACAAAGCAGCATTCTTTAAGGAGTGGAGACAAAGAGTTGGTGCTGAATTTGCAGACAGGAAGACAGCAAGAGCAACAGGAAGAGGTACTGAATTCCATAGTATTGTTGAACATTATTTGAAAAATGAGCACTTTTCTTCTGATACTTTTAGGCCTCTTCCTTACACGCTATTTCAAGTTGCGAAACCTATTCTTGATCGCATTAATAATATTCATCTGCTTGAAGGGGCTCTATATTCCGATTATCTGGGTGTTGCTGGTAGGGTTGATTGTATTGCTGAGTTTGATGGGGATTTAGCAGTCATTGACTTCAAGACATCTGACAAGGAAAAGAAAGAAGAATGGATTGAAAACTATTTTGTACAGGCAACTGCTTATGCAGTTATGTTTTATGAATTGACTGGTATTCAACCAAAGAAGATTGTAATTATCATTGCAACTGAAGAAGGTCATTGTCAGGTGATTGAAAAAACAAACCTAGATTATTATTTTACATTATTAAAGGAGTATATTGATGCTTTTACTAGGAGTACCGTTGATGCAGAATGAATCCACAGAAGATAAATTTTTGACCGCGGCCAAGTTCTCTGAAAAGATTGAACGATTGGTCAAAGAATCTGGTGGATTAGTTAATTACATTGAGGCAATAGTTACATATTGCGATGAGAATCAAATTGAATACGAAACCGTATCCAAATTAATCTCTAAACCATTAAAAGAAAAATTAAAGTATCAGGCACAGAGTCTGAACTATATGAAGAAAACCTCTAGAGGAATCTTACCGTTATGACTGGGTTTGAAGTTTATCAGATGTATCTGTCTCTTAAACTTCACTTCACTAAAGATGACTACGATTACTTTAGATTCAATGGAAAAACTAGAGCAAGTCAAGCGTCATTCGAGAAACGGAATGACGCTTATTTTTTTAAGAAGCTTGCATCTAAGTATGACCATGCTAGAATTGAAGAGTATTTCGTGTCGAACTTTGTAAGTGACAACAAGGGATACATCAAGGACATCATTCGTCCTTCGGGTGAAACCATCTATGCTGAATGGAAAAAGAAACAAGAGAGTTTCCTATATAATTTTAGGGAAGAAATTAGTAGTCTATTAGACAATATTGAAAGTCCCTATGAGGAAAACTTTGATCAGTTATTTGCCTGTTCAAAGGGTCGTCATCCAATCATCCTTACGTCCTATTTGAGGAAAGAGATAAGTGTAGAGACCTTAATTATTTTTGAGAATTGTCTGGGATATGTTAAAAGAATCGATAAAACGTTAACAGATCCAGTTTGGAAACAAGTTAGAACTCAAGTAATAAAGTATGCTCCCTTTCTAAAGATTGATTGTAAGCGATATAAGTCAATCATATTAAGAATAGTTAGAGAGAAAGTATGAGCTTTTTTAATTCTGAAATCGTTCAGGAACAACTACAATCAATCTACGACACCTATGTAGATTTACAAAAAGCAGCAGAAGCAATCGGAGATATGCCTAAGGATAAGGCTATCAAACATATCAACAAGACTAAACAACTTATCGAAAAGCAGAAACTCTTTTATACAAGACTTCAACTATCTTCCATGGAAGATGAGGATGCTGCTGATATGAAGCATCGCATCGATTTAATTACAAATATGTTCGGGTACAACACCCTGTCCGAGTCCCTGGACTCCATGACGGTCTACCTGGACAACGTGCTGGCCTCCCTTGACAGGGGCGACTAAATAGGTTATGATATGATGGTTCGGGTGAGGGGGTAACGCCCCACCAATCCAAACAAATACAACAAATACGGAGAATACAAATGTCTTTTGCAACCCTCAAGAAGCAGTCTAACTCTGTCTTCGAGAAACTGACTAAGGAAGTCGAGAAGATTTCCAATCCTGAATCTGGTTCTAGTGGAGATGAACGTCTCTGGAAACCTGAAATGGATAAGTCGGGTAATGGTTATGCAGTTATTCGATTCCTACCTGCACCTGAAGGTGAAGATCTGCCCTGGGCAAAGGTTTGGAGTCATGCGTTCCAAGGTCCTGGTGGATGGTATATTGAGAACAGTCTGACTACTCTCAATAAGAAGGACCCTGTTGGTGAAATGAATCGCCAACTGTGGAACAGTGGAAGTGATGCCGATAAAGAAATTGCTCGTAAACAAAAGCGTAAACTGAGCTACTATGCTAACATCTATGTTGTGGAAGATCCAGCACATCCCGAGAATGAAGGACGAGTCTTCCTCTATAAGTTTGGCAAGAAAATCTTTGATAAAATTATGGCAGCAATGCAACCAGAATTCAAAGATGAAACTCCCATCAACCCCTTCGACTTCTGGCAAGGAGCAGACTTCAAAGTAAAGATCCGCAAGGTTGATGGTTACTGGAACTACGACAAGTCCGAGTTCTCTCGCCCTGGTACTCTTGGTAACATGAGTGATGATGAACTGGAAGCAGTGTGGAAGAAGCAGTATTCTCTGACTGAGTTTACTGATGAGAAAAACTTCAAGACCTTTGAGGAACTTGAAGCACGTCTGAACACTGTACTCAATACCCGTGCTCCTGCTCGTCGTGTTGATCAGGAGACTGAAGAGGATGAGATCGTGTCCCGTCCTGCTGCTGCTCCTTCTAGTTGGAATGAAGAGGTTAGTTCCTTCCGTTCCTCTATGAGTTCTTCTGCTCCTGCTCCCGCACCTTCTCTTCCTACCTTCAGTGAAGATGAGGATGATGACCTGAGTTATTTCGCTCGTCTGGCCGAAGAAGACTGACAAAAAATCGCCCAGTAAAATAGGCGAAGGAATTGTTAAGAATTGTTAAAGAGGGTTAACGCCCTCTTTTTTATTCTAGTTGTGGATCTCCTTCTATATCTAGAACTTTAACATAGTAGAACTCATCATCGTCACCACTCTTCTTGGTATCATCATTGATGGAATCTTCACTAAATTTGTATGATAAGAGTTTCTCCATCTCATTAATGAAACGATTTACCACGGCTGGATCTAGTAGATAGATTTGTCTCTTTGCTTCATTCTTTTCGTATTCATACTCATAGTTGGATACTGGTCTTACTAATTGATTACCCGAAATTCTCTGTCCATCTGGCCTTAGAACTGAGTAGGTTCTTTCAACAATTAAACCAGGTTTTACAATCTTCACACCATTAAAAATGACTTCTTTTGTTTCCCAATGGTGATTATCGGATAGTCTAGTTCCGTACTTTCTTCTGAGCAAATCTTGGAACTCTGACTGCGATAGAGGCCAGTCGGTATATACATTTGTGATATTATTTACTAGTAAAATTATCCACTCATATTCTGGAGTTTTATAAATTCTCTGTGATACTTGATATGGTTTCTCATCTCCTGGAACAGTATACCTTTCAAAAGACATGAATGATTTGATCTTTGTAAAGTCTGCTTTAATTCGCCTAAAGAAATTTTTCATCAGGACGTATTCCTGATCAAAAGTGTCTTTTGAACCAGGGAATCCAACTCTTACGTTTGGTACGATTGAAAAATAGTTTGCCATATTAGTAACCGTTAGCTGCGTCTTCTGCTGTAATATATGATGTTTCTTTGAATGAACAGTCAATTTGAACTGCAGGGACCAGTCCATCACTAGTTGAAACATACTGACCATCTGGTGTATAACTTACGTTTAATGATTCCAAAATGCAATCTTTAAACTTGTAGATGTTATTACCAAGAGTTCCTCCACTAGTAAAACCATTATTATTATAGTTTACTCTCACAATATCAATTCTAAATCTATTTGGGACAGTGAGATAACGTGCTCCGCTACCATTTCCAAATGGTACAGCACCCGCTGCTTGAGCATTTGTCGCTGGTGCAGCAGCTGCTTGCCCTGCTGCATTTTCTGGGGTGAGTGAACTATCACTATAGTTTGGAAGCATATTCACTTTGAAGAACTTAATGATGTTGTTAATGTTCTGCGCTTCAATTCTATTTCTTGCCACCATCTTCCACTGGAATGGGTGAGATCTAAAACCAATACCTTGGAAGATCATTTCCTCAAATGGGTTGAAAATTTTTCCTTGTGCAGCTGCAGATAGTTGACTTCCAGTTGCTCCTCCAGCAAGACCAATTGTGTTACCTAAATCAGAAGCACCTTTGGCAATAGTGTTAAACAATGCTTCTGGCGTAGCATCTCCAGCAGCTGCTTGAATTTCACCAACAACTGCTGTACCAGATTTCCCCAACCCTTCTGCTGCTAGTTTACCAGTTACTCCAAATGCAACGTTGCTGTAGGTTACGCCATAACTTGAAGCAACATTTTGAGGCATGTATAAAAATACACTATCACCTAGTTTAACTTTATCTTCAATTCCCTTTGCACCTGCTGCACCTACAGATTGACCTGCATTTGATAAGACTGCTCCTTTATTGTAGTTAATGCTAACAGCAGTGATCTTTAAAAAATCAATGTACTCCGTTGGGAATGCTGATCCAGTATTAAAAAGAGTACCCAATCCCATCAATCCTGCATCAGAGGATCCTGTTACTGGTGGTTGTGATGGATAGTAAAAATTTGCCATCTTATACCTTTAATTCGTTTTCTGTGAGTATAATGAATTCCCATTGTCTATCATGACAAAATTCTCTTGCTGCCTCCCATTTTGCTTGGTTGACTGCATAGGTCATAACCTCAGTGATGTAACGTTTCGTCTTACGCTGTTGTGGTTTAGGGCCATCAACTTGATATTTTGGTTTCACTTCAACTAAGAACTTTTTCACTTGGTTAGTTTTTGTTCTTACCTTAATGAAGAAGTCTGGAAAGTAACGATGACGTTTCCCATCGACGGGAGAGATGTATGGTATAATTAATTCTTCACTACCCCACTGCAAAACATTATCATTGGCATCACAGTATTTCATAAATTTTAGTTCCCAGGATGATCTAAAAACTATATTATTTGGATCACCTAAATATTTTTTCGGTTTCTGTGGGGTATACTTACCTTTATAGGTCATAAATAATCATGAGCATACTTTTATTTATCTAAAAACATGCCAGTTTCAGTAACAGGACTATCTGGTGCTAATAGCTATCAAGGATTCAGAAGCCTTGCTGGAAGAGAAACACCATCATTTAATAACCTATATTGGATAAGGTTTAGAACTAAACCAAATGCATTACCCGCAGGTTATTTTAATGACTTTTTTGTGAATGGAAATACTTCTGGACCTGGACATGATAAGTCTAGATTACTGACATACTATGCTACTGATGTAACAATTCCTAGCAGACAGATTACAACTGGAGAGATTAAATCTGTTGGATCTATGTGGAGATATCCAACCTCAACCACCTTCAGTGAGATTAGTATTCAGTTCATTGTATCGAGAACATACAAGACTAGAACTTTGTTTGAGAGATGGATGAACTATGCTGCCAACGATGCTAGTCAGAGAGTATCATGGTACGATGATATCGTTACTTCTTATATCGATATCTTTAAGTATGAAAGGGGTGGACAGATTCCGTATGATGCGAATGCAATAACTTCATTAGTAAATCCATCTCAATTTAATGTATCAACTACCAGTTGGAACAAGATGGTGGGATGCTGGACAATGAAGAATGCATTCCCATTTAACATTAGTAACATGCAACTTCAGGCTGGGCCCGCAAACTATATGACGATGGAAGTGTCCTTCTAT